CAACAACTATTTAGAACCATCTTGCAATGGTGTGTCATTAGAATTGTCTACCATTCGGTAACCTTGTTGCCAAAGAACCTTACATAAAGTTACGCTTTTCTGTATAATTGCATCTTCGTCATCCATTGGATTCAGTATGTGTAAGCACTCGTGTAACAGGATTTCAAGCTGCTTCTTGCCTTTTAGCCGTGAGTCTATATACACAACACCATCGCTTTCGGCAATGCCGTGAGCTTGTTCCCTTCCAAGTTTACGATATATTACTTTAATCTTCATCTTTCATTAAAGCTAAATCTGGTCTATCAACCTCTTTAAATATTAGTTTCTCGCCACCTCTTATTTTACCTAATGTTAACTTGATCTCTTGTTCTAAGTTGTGGATTTCAATTAGTTTAGCAACTAACCATTGCTCTTGTTGTAGTGATGTCAATTTTGCAAAGTTTTTAGGGTATCTCATATTATTTATCAGTCTTTGAATGAAATTTATTACAAGTTTTACATTTATATTGTATCCTTGTCAAACCAGTAGCCGTTACAACCTTATTATTCTTAATTAAATCATCCGAACCACACTCTGGACAACTACCTCTGTCCTCTCCAAATATTACCCCATAATGAGTTTTAGGCTCTATGTGATTTGAAAGCATTTTAAATACCTTTTCTAATAAAACCACATCTTTTTTACAATACTTAATCATAGACTCCATTGCAGATTTGTCTTTATGCAATAGAATATTTTTCCAAAGACTATATTCTGTTTTAATCTTTTGTCCTATGCCTAAAAAATCAGCTATATAATTAAGCCTGTTAGAGTTAAACCTAAACTTTTGCCTTGCAACCTTTAATGTATCAATTGTTGTGTATTTTGGGAACATTTCTATTTTATGAAATAAGCATCTTGTTCTAATCCAAGCTAAATCAAACTTATCTCCATTATGCCCTACTAATTCATTAGCTACGTTTGCAACCTCAATAAATTGCTCAAGCATCCTTTTATCATTTTGCTTTGCATCCCATTGTAACGCATATACCTCCTTATCATCTTCCCATTTATAACAAATACAAATAATCGCCCTTTCTTGTATTATGTTTGAATAGTCAATGTTTTTCTTATACCCAGCTTCCCAAAATAAACCGATGTTTGGACTTGTTTCAATGTCGAAGAATAATCTTCTGCGTTTTGTTTTTGTTGTTGTCATAGGTTTATTTTAGGTTAGTGAGTTTAGTATTAAATCTGCTTCTTCTTCCCTTCGCTTGACCAAGCCATCGAGTCCGACATTTTCCCAAAGCCTTTTAGACCTTTCTATCTGGTCGGCTATCCCTTCGTAGTCAGCTTTTGCCACAAGATCAACTATTGCCCTCATTTCCTTTCTCCTATCGCCTTCTAATTTGTTACCTCTGTTATAGATCATTGAAACCAAAGCACCTCTTGTGTCCTCGTTTAACGTGTCTAACTCTGGATAAATTGCTTTAGTCAAAGCGTAATACTTAGGTAGCGACTTATTAACGAATACATCGTATGCAAAATTGTATGGTATTCTAACTTGTAGAATTTCGCCTCGCATCATCGTTTTAACCGCTTCACCTTTAATTCCTATTACTTTCCTTAAAGCATTAAGATAGTTCAAATTTAAGCCATCCCAATCGCTAAAGAACTGCTTCTCGGTTACATAACCAACATCATATCCAAGCCCTATCGTAACCCCCGAATCACCACCAGCCCAAATAGGCTTTTGGTAGCGTTTCTCGTAAACGGCTCTACCTCCGACCTCGTGCTTGATAATCATTTCAATAGCTTTGCGACTAATCATAAAACTACATTTATAAAGTAAACCAATCCAATTACCCAAAACCCTATTCCGATTGCAAATGCTCTTTTTTCGTTGTTTCTCATTTGTTGGTATATTTATCTATTGAGGCAAACCCCATACAGGCACAAACTAACCAAAAAACAAGGTCAGCTAAATGCTCGTTTATATTCGCCTTAAATACAAAGCACCCAAATAAACACAAAGCACCAATTGAGGCAATTACCCTCTTATGGCTTATTGCTCCGTTCTCCCCAGCTAACATATTATTTATAAAGTCCTTCATTAGAATTTTTTATAGTAACCGAAAGAATATCCGTTCATAGTTGCCGTTGCCGTATATAAGGTGTTTTTAGCCGTTTTAAGGGCAATTGAACCGCCAATGCCTATTTGACCATTTGAGTGCTTTAAATCGCCTATAAATCCCAAATAAAGCTCATTCTTAGATTTCTTCTCTATTAACTTGGTAATTGTTATGGTTGGCAGGTTAAAATTAGCACTAAAACCCCTTCCTTGTATCTTATTTTGTGAGATTGTGTCTTGTATGTATGCGTAGCCAATAGAGTCTATTCGCATAGTATCGGAATAAACCTTTACTTGGTTATAATCCTTAACGATTGTAATTGTGTCAATTTTATAATAAGTTGTTGTATCAATATTATAAATTGTGTCTAAAACGACAAAAGGGATTGATTTCCCTTTGATAAACTTAGTGAAAGTTTTCTGTTGGTAAACTGTGTCCGACTTAACTATCGGCTCTACTTTAGTATATCGTGCATCACTACCGATGAAAAAGATTAGAACCGCCACTAATAGAACGATTACTACCTCTTTCATTATTCTCTATCTTGTTTTTTCTCTAATGAAACAAAAATCTTATTCAAGCTAAGTTGAATATTGTCAAGTTTCTTGGCTATCACATCCTCTTGCTTCTCAACCATATTAACACGCACCTCTAATTCTTTCAGTTTTAAACTTACTTTAACATAGATACTAATTAATCCAATGATTATAGCAAGAGCCTGTCCAGCCAAGAAAATTGCAATACTTTCCATTACGCTTCAGTTGATTCTGTTGGTTGATTTTGTTCTTGAGCAATCTTACCTAAAAACTGCAATAATGGTAAACCATAAGCAGTTGGGATAGTGTTGATAAACGCTTCTAATTCCTTGATTTGATCTTGATTAATTGTTATCATAGTTTTTATTTTATATACAAATATAGTTAAATACTTTAAATTTCCTATGGGTTAACAAAAGGTAGCGGAAGTACCACAATCGGTGGGTTAACTTGATTCTCTATTTGTTGGTCTAAATTAAGGTCTAAAGCCTCTACATTTAAAGAAGCATCTAACCAGCCGCAAACAATGTCATAGGTTAAGTCCTCGTAAGGGATAAAGTTAGTAACATCATCCTTTGAGAATGATTGAGAACCATAGACACTTGTGGTGTATTCTTTCTCGTTGATTGTTTCTTTTGCGAATCTCGACCAATGTACATTTATGACAAAATCAGTAAGCGTTCCGTCAGTTGGGATTGAATCAAGTTGATTGATGTACCAGTATTTCATATTATTTGTTTTTAATTAATTCTTTTAATTCTTCTATTTGTGCTTGTTGTTCTTGGATTGCTTTTACAAGCACTGGGATTAATTCAGTATATCTAACTCCTAAAATTTCTTTGTCATCAAATATTTGCTTATCAATTAATTCAGGATATGATTTTTGAACATCTTGAGCAATTAATCCTATGTTTTCTTTTTTACTTTCATCACCTTTCCAATAAAATTTAACTGCTCTAAAATTTATTATTGATTCTAAAGCGTTAGGTATTATTTCAATTATATCTTTAATGTTTTCATCCGAATTTGATGTCCAAGATGAACCACCATAAGATAAGTAAACTCCAGTATTCCCACCTTGATTATGATAAACAACATAATCACCAGAACTATTTGGTCCGAAAGACCAGTTCCTACCTGTAAAAGATGGATTGGTAGCACCTAAAACTGCTGATGTTATTGTAGTAAATGTAGTTCCACCAAATAAAGTAACACCCCCCGATGTGATTCTCATTCTATTTGCACCTGAAACTAAATCATAGAAATCAAATGCTCTATCAGTACTACCAGTTGCAACTTCTGTACCTATTGCCCACAAATCAGTATTTGAATGATTCCCAAAAAATCTTAATTGTGTATTATTTGTAGCACCAGCACCAACAGAACCCATCAATTTAGCAGCAACTGCACTATTAGTTGATACAACAAATCTTTCACTTGGACTACTCGTTCCGATTCCTACGTTTCCACCGCCAGTAATAGTCATAAGTCTTGTACCTAATTGGTTTGCCCAAAAAGATATTTCACCACCACTTGAATTTGAACTTAAATACAAATGGTTTGAATTATTACCAATAATACCAACATTAGTTGTTACACTACTTGAGAATGTAGCAGCACCAGTAGAAGCTATTGTAAGTGCGTTTGTATAAGTTACATTATTTCCAGCCGTACCACTTGGTGCAACTCTCAATAAAATATTACCACCGCCTATTTGAATTTGACCAGCAAAATCGGTATTTATGTATTTATAATTAGTGCCATCAAAATAGTTATTATTACCCATAACAGTACCACCACCAGTTGTTCCTCCAAAGTAACTACCATAATATGATTGCATTACTCCAAAATTTCCACCCCAAGCAGAAAGTGTTTGACCAGCTATTGCTAAATTCCCACTAAACCTTCCTGTACCATTAACATCTAACTTATATCCTGCATCGGTGGTTGTGCCTACTGCTAAGTTACCATTAGCAAACAAGGTCATTGCTTGGGTAAATGATATAGCGTTACCTGCCGTTCCTGAAGGGGCGGTGTACCAAGCGTGTTGTCCTACATAAGAATTTGCACTATATCTTGTTGCAAATCCACTTCCAGTATATTTCCAAGAAGCATTAAAATACGCATTAGATGTTATATTGTTTTCTGCTTTACCAACAAATAAACCATAATCACTTTCAATAGTAGGTAAACTTGACGCACTCGGTGTAACTCCTAATCCTAAATTGCCTGAAGAATCAAGTGTCATTTTAGTTGAGTTGTTAGTAGTAAACGTAATTGGGTTATTGCTCTCTGTTCCAAATATTAATTTACTACTTTCAAAATACATCAATGCATTAAGTGTATTATCATTTGATGATAAACGTATGCCACCTGAGCGTGTATTATTCGCAGAAGTTCCTTTTATTTCAAGAGTTGTTATTGCACCACCAATAGCTGTAATAGTACTTGTATTAATACCAACATTAGTACCATTATCAAATATCTGACTATTCCCTATTGTACTTGCACCTGTAAACTTAGGTAGGTAGTTAGTTGTACCTGTGCCTCCAACTGGATTAGCAGGGATTTGACTTGTTAAGGCTAAAGTTCCTGTTGCACTTGGTAAAGTATAAGAATACGTTCCGTTACCTATTGTAGAATTAAAGTTTACGTTAGAATGGAAATAAAAATTACTTGCATAAAAAGATAAAGGAATATATGCTGAACCAGCACTATTTTCTGCATTTATTCTTGCTCCAATACTTGGATTCCATAAAGGGAAAAACTTTAAATTACCTGTTGAACCAATTAATTGTGTTGCAACTCCACCATCGTATGTTGTAAAAGTACCTGCATTATTTACACCTGCCCCACCTGCTATTACTTGATTTGCCGTAAGGCTATAAACACCTAAATTAACATTTGTAGTTGCACCAGTATAAGGAACATAAGTTGACAAGTTTGATGTCAATGCTATTGTACCACTTGATGATGGGAATGTGTAGGTATTAGAACTTGCAGTTGTAAAATTTAAAGAATTTAAGGCACCTCCACCATTGTAAAAACCAAATCCATATTGACCACCTCCCTCTGTTGAGAATAATGTAGTATAACCACTGCTTGTTGAATATGAAGCTAAATTTTGTTTTAATCTTATTACATTATCAAAGTTACTTAAAGCACTAAATGTCTTTGCTCCGCTAAATGTTTGCGTACCTTCTAATAAAGCTAATGTACCCGATAAGTCAGGTAAAGTAAATGTTCTTTCTGTATTATTAGTTAATGAACCTAATTGAAAACTTGCTGATTTATAATTTGTTGAACCTACATCTGATGTTAATATAAATTTTGTTGCATTTGCATTAATACTATTATATCCACTAATATTACCAAGAAATGTAGTTCCTTGTTTTATACCAATGAAACCACTTTGTGTACCACTACCAACTGAAAATATACCAACTCCATTAACTGTATCTGCACTCAAGCTATATACTCCTAAGTCAACTGAATTATTCGCACCTGTATATGGAACGTATGCACTCAAGTTGCTCGTCAAAGCAATTGTTCCTGAAGCATCAGGTAGGGTATATGTTCTTGTTGTATTGTTTGTTAAACCGCTTAAATCAATATTTGCTAGTTTGCTATTAGCAATTCCTGTTGTAGTTTTTAATTCAAAGAAATTACCAGAAGATGAAATTAATGAAAAACCTGTCGCTGGAACTCCTGACCCTGTTCCTTGTTGAATACCAAGAGTACCAGAAGCAATACCATCTTTAGTAGCCACAATATTATGTGCATAAATACCATCTGCAGTTAAATCATTATTGCCTAAATCAACACTTCCTGTCGCACCTGTATAAGGAACTTTGTTATTAAACGTACTCCAATCGGTATTACTTAATTTACCTGTATTTGTAGCCGAAGCCACAGGTAGGTTAAAAGTATGTGTATCGCCACTTGAAACTATGTTAAAGTCCGTTCCGCTTGTTCCTGTTGTTATGAATTGAGATTGGTCGGTTAAGTTATTCAAAGAAACCATCCCCTTAGAGAAAGTAGTTACAACTTGACATAAATGGCTATTCTCGGTATGTAAAGTAACAACTCTACCATCAACGCTTACATAGATTCTAATTGCCAACCTATCCGTTAAAGCTAAAGCAGCAGTAGCCACAGGAATAGCAAAGTAATAAGGTGCTATCGTTGTGCCTTGATTTAAAGATTCAGGAACTGCTTGACTACTTCCTAATAAAGTAAAAGTTGTACCATCGTACTTATAAAGTTCTGCGTAAGTTGTAGGGTTACCTGTGTTGTTATTTACACTAAAATAGAACTCACAATTAAAGTTACCGCCCGGCACTGATAAGACATCGGGGTCGTTAGCATCGGTAATATAACTTGCTACATATCCATTAGCAGAAATAGTAATGTCAGTTCCAGCACCTATGATTGGTTCTTTGCTTAGTTCTCTATAAGCTACCCCACCGATAGTGCCTTGTGAAACACTTGAGTTAAGATAGTAACTAACCGAACTACCACCACCTGTTGATGTTGGGAAGTCAGCTAACGTACCATCACCCCTTACATATTGTGAAGCAGCACCATCTAAAGCGGTTATAACACCACTATTAGCCACTACTGGACCTTGTATATCCCTAATCTTTGCTTCGCCTGTAACTTGTAATTGACTCATAATATTTTATTGAAATAATCCTCTAATATATTCCCCAGCTTCTAATGGTCTACCAAAAGTAAGCACCCCAGTTGAACTTACAAATCTAACATCATCACCTGTTGGAGTACCAGTTGTTAAAATGTTTTGTGCATCCACACCACCTCTTGAAACGTATAAACAAGCATAACCGATTGTGTCCGCAAATGTAATTGATGTTTCTCCACCACTTGCCGTGTAACCTTTTGTTTTTACAGGGTTAGCACCTACGATAATCACTCCCTCTGGGTTTACCTCTGTTCCTGTTGTGTTGTATGCGCCTGTACCTTGTAGGCTCACGTTGTAAGTAGCAACATCCTTATATGGTGCGTTTATTGCTAAACTTGATATATTACAAATTCCGTTAATGATAGTCAAACCATCAACTCCGTTATCCACTACGAACTTAATCTCTATTGGTTCTCTTGTCAATTGCTTGTCTAACATAAACAAATAAGAAAAGCCACTCAAAGTAATCAACCCATCGCAGGTTACATTCCAAGTAGCTACATCGTTTTTATATTCCCTAAACCAAGCACTCGTTTGACTTGTTACTTCTTTTTGGTCTACGCTTACATTAAACGTACAATTTGTACTACAAGCAAATGCAACATCTTCTTCAGGGTCTACATCTGTTCTATGCCAATAAAGCATTACGTTATTTCCTATTACTGCTGCCATATTACAAATTTAATCAATTATCCGTATGTTTCTAATATTTCCCCAGCACCACTTATTCTATATGCTTGTGAGTAAGTATCTGTAACCAAAACCTTCCACCAAATATTCGCACCATTAAATCCAACAGTTAAGTATTCACTTTCGTAGAAGAAATCCCCAACCGAAGGAACACCAATATCCGCCAAGTAAACAACATTACCAGTTAAAGGCGCAGCTAAAGCAGCTTCTTTAGTCAAATATCCATTAGACCTAAAATGAGAATATCCAGTAACTTCCGTTGGTAAATTATTACTATCGTAAATAGTAGTCATTGTTGTTTCTACATTATCAGGGTTAATATCTAATAAAGTAGCCGTAATAACATCATTAGGTAAATCCATACTTGAATTACCTATTATGTAACTTTTATTTTGAACAGTTATTTGTTCTGGGTCAGTATCACTTGCCGTTATTCTCATTGCACCGCTAAATCTGCCATCGGTTGTTTCCATACCCATAAAAGAAGCATCCAAGTTAATAATATTCTTGTTTAAGCAGTTTGAATATTGCTTAACTACTAACTCACTTAGGCTTCTATAAATATCGGTAGGGTATTCTTGTCTGTACCAATTCTTTAGGTTTAAACCATTCACATCGCTTAAAAATCCTCTATATGTAAAGAATCCATCATTAATATCATTAAATCCCAAAGGTAAGTCAATATCTAAAACATATTCGTTTGAATCAGTTATAAAACTTTCTGTTGTTACTTGCTTAAAGTATGTTTCTATCGATAGTTGAAAGTTACTTGCTTCAATAGATGCAACAGTTGATTTCCAATAAGGAGCAGCAGTATCACATAAAATTAACTCAATAGTTAAATCACCGCCAATTGGTAATAAAGGCATAACCAAATCTAAATTAACCTTTGGATTTGTTGAATCAAAAGGAAAATAATAATAATGGTCATTAAAACCTGTATCAACCCATTGCTTTTCGTTATCTAAAAATACTGAACCAGCAACTCCACCATCAACTAATATTTTAAGAATAAATAATGCATCTGGTCCACTTGCAGGTACTCCTAATCCAGCTACATCCATCTTTAATGTTAATACATCGCTTGTATTTACTTTTGGTAAGTTTATTGGTCTTACTAATGATACAACTGGATTTGTATTTGGATATTCTATAATAAAAGAATTAGTAGTTTTTTCAGGATATGACTTTACAAATATAATACCAGCATTTCTAACTTCATCCCAAGAATAAGCATTACCCTCTGTTGGACTAACAACTGTATAATTCTTTAAATCCCAGTTTGTAATGTAGTTATTAGGATATTCAATTACTTTATCAAATCTAATCTTATTATACCCCTTTCTAATTAGCTTAAATTGACTATTGTCAACAAAGTATAAACCGCTTGTGTTAGCAGCAAAACCTTCAATATTTCCTGTTGATTCATAAATAGCATCATCAAATACACTTCCGTCACTATTATAAATAGTAACATAATAAGAATCTTGTGCAAATTGCGTTAAAGGAACTATGTAAAAATTTCCTTTTGCTTGGAATAATCTTGAACCAAATGACCTTGCAATCTTAGTTAAAACATCAAGACAATTTACTGCAACTTGGTTATCATCAATAAAAGTTGCATAATTTATATAAGATTGACCTAATGTGTCAGCAGCTGGGTCGTCAGTTCTATTATCCATATTTTCCGAATAGAAACTTACCCCACTTACAATATCGTATTCTAAAGGATATTCTAACTTTAATAAAGCAGTCTTTATGTAAAATATAGCCGTAAAAATATCAACTAAGGTTGTATCATCTGCAATAAAAAAAGGTATCTTTTCTAACATACCTAATCCATCAATTGCATTAAAGGCTAATTGCTTTCTACCTGTTGAAAACGTATATAGAACATTTTCACTCAATATCCATCCTTGCCAATCTATATTAGCACCACTCATTAATCTTACAAAGTACTTCCTATCGTTCAAAGTAGTAAAGTCAGGCATATTAGCCACATCATCTGTTACATCAATTGATAAAGATAAAGCACTAACATAAATAGGTTCAAACGTATCATCTGAACGTGGTATGTATTGTATTTGTAAACTTATACAAGGATATTCTATTATTTCGCCATCGTAGCCATCCTCATAAATATTTACTACACTTGTAACATCCGATTTAGTTGCTGCGGTAATTCTATATTTTATTTCGTATGCCATTAACCCCTAATTATATTTAATGAAGAATTAGACCTTTGCATTGCTAAAACTAAGTCTTGACCTCTTAATACAAATTGACCATTAGAATTAACACTATTAGTCATATTGCCTGCATTAAATGTAGTAGGCTTTGATTGACCTAAATTAGTTGGTGCTAAATTTCTTGCTGCACCAAAAGCAGAACTTAAAGCACCTGAAGCAGCAAATAGTCCTTTTAAAGCTGGGAACGCTTCTAATAACGCTTGAAATATAATTGCTTGTAAAACCGCAGCAGCTATTTGTTTAGCTATATTAGCAAACATATCCCCAATTGCTTCTAAAGGGCTTTGACCAGCTTGTATTGCTTCATACATTCCCATTAAAGAATTTGTTACAGTACCAGATATTGTATCAGCAAAATTTATATAAGATTCTCTTAAATCATCTATTCTTTTTTTCTCTGCTTCTTCTGCATCAATTTTTGCTTTATCCTTTTTAAATACACCTTGCATATAAGCACCAAAACCTCCTTCTTTTTGTGTGCTTTCTAATAATTCCTTAGATTGTTTTTGAAAGTATCCTGTTCTTTTATCTTCTGCTGCTCTTGTTTCAGATGGCAACTCAAATAATTTTAATGGCTCTAAACCTATTTTTTTCATTTGCTCTCTTAGAGCCTTCATCTTAGCTAACTCTAAAGTAAGCTGCTTATTTTCTTCTCTTGCATAGTTTACAACAGGGGAAGGAGTTTCATTAACATCTACAACACCAAAAATCTTTTTAAACTGTTCTTGTAATTTATTAGCTTCTTCTTCATATTTTTTTCTAATACTTTCAAATATGCTTACATCTTTTTCAGCTTCTGAAATTACTGTTTTTTGCCTTGATTTTGATATATCTTTAATTGATTCAAAAGTTCCACCATAAAAAATTGTAGTAAAATCAAATGCTTCTTTAAATGCTGCTTGTGGTTTATTTTTAGCAACTTCTGCTTCAAATTGTTTTTTAGCAGCTTGAGCAGCAGCTTCATTAGCAACTGCTTTTTTAAATGTCATTTGAACATACTCATCTGCATAATCAGTTAAAAACTTTTCAGCCGTAGCTAAATCTTTAGTTTCACTTATAGTATCTCCTAAAGTTGAATTAAATTGCTTTAAAAACTTTTCTTTAGTTATAAATCCATTTTGAAAGTCTGAATAACTATCTTTTAATTCATTAATATCTGTACTTGCTTTTACATAAGCATCACCAGCTTTAGTAATTAAATCACTTTCAATTTTAAAAGCCTGTCCTAATCCATTTGCTTGTTCATTTATAAACTTTTGAATATCATCTCCAAATGCAACAACAATAGATGAAACAACACCTAATGCAATACCAAGACCTGCTGGACCAGTTAATCCAGCAACCATTGCTTTTAAAGCATTACTACTACTACCACTTTCTTTTTGTAGTCTTTGAAATGATTCAAGTAAAGGGTTTAAGTTATTCGCAATACCTATAAATCCATAAGGAGCATCTTGTGCTACTCTTGATAAATTTGATAAAGCAGTTGTAGCATCTCCAGCAGGTCTACCAACTCTATTCATTTGATTACCTAATGTAGTAATCTGTGCATTAAGAGTTTTGATTGAATTATTTAAATAATTAATCTCACCTACGTTTGTAGCTTTCTTTAAGGCAGCTTCAAATTGTTTTAATAGATTTTGTGCTTTTGTTAAAGAACCTTCAAAGTCAGTAGTGTTAGCACCAATATTAATATTTAAATCTATAATTTCTGCCATCTTTATTAGTTTGCTCCGTACAATTTAAGTGTCCTTGCCAGTTGTTCTTCTGTTATCATTACTCTATCTTCATCAATATCAACTTCGTCTAATTCTGGAATACTCCAAAATGCTTTCATTGATTTTGGTGTTTTCTCGGTAGTAGAACTTAAGTATACAATATAGGCAAGGTTTCTTGTCCTTGCCCATTCGTTTAACTCGTTTCTTTCCTTACCTAAAACGATAATGGAAAAGTCCTTCCAAGTCATATCCCAAAATTCATTTGGTCGTATTCCGCACTCCGCAGCTTTAACTAAGACATCATCCCAGCTTAGCTTTGTTAGGCTTTTTTTTTTCTTCTTCCTTCTTTACACCTGTAATGGTGTGGACTGTACTTTCAACGATATATTTTAAATAGTCAATAATTTGACCATCTTCGCTAAAAATAGAACCCACTTCATCAATCCATTCGCAAGCATCATCAATTGTATATGTTACTTCATCTTTCTTGCTTACACAAGCAGATTTGTAACCAATGTAAACAAGTTGGACTATTACATCTAAACTTGTTTGAGCCGTTGAAAGAACTTTAAAGTACTCATCAATACCGATATTGTTTTGTTTAGTAAACTCACGCATTGCCCAAGTACCCCACTTTAGGTGGATTGTGTTGTTGTTAGTCTTTAATTGGAACATAGTTTTTTTTATTTATTATACAGTTTCAGTTTGTGTAATAGGAGGTACACTTACTACGAAAGTTGCAGTAAATTTAACATCATCCTTATCAGCAGCGTTAACACCAAAGTTGCTAATAAATACTAATTGACCTGCACCACCATAAGTAATATCACCTGCGCTTGGACTTGCTTTACCCATCTTAATAGCGAATAAAGTTTGAGCAGCGTGAGCAGCATACAATTGTTGGTAAGAATCTTTACTTGGAGTTCCTGTTTCGTCAATCGCAAAACCTTCACACTCAAAAGATTGATTGAATGAAGGACTTGGAGTGTATTGGTCTCCACATTTAGAAGTTGCATCAATTGTACCTAAAGTTGATGTCAAAGAGTTAGAAGTCAAACAAGCTACTGGCTTGAATGTTCCATCATTGTTAATGTCAGCTAAGAGGATATAATCTCTACCGCTTACTTTTGTTTCTGCCATTTTATTTAATTTTAATTTTGAGTTATGGTTATGTTATATGTTATTAATACTCTAAAAACGTTATCCAAAGGGTTTAAGCCATCTAAATTTCTTATACTTTCTACACTTAAACTTGAAGCAGTAAACCCATTTGATAGGGTTATTACTGTGTCCGAGTTTATATCATCCAACACTAAATCGCTTATCTGCTCTGCACGTTTATAACCAAAGTTAGCATTTTTTGTAATAATATCAACAACGATGCTAATACTATTTGTATATCCAGCTTTGCCTTGTTCTTGACTTGATGTTCTACCTGTCATTACAATATACTCATTACCTGCACCCTCTGGAGCAAATCCATCGTAAACAACTAACCCACTTGCACTTGCCAAGTTGGTATAAAACCATTTTTTTATCTCTATATTAGGATTTAACATTTTTCATAACGTTTAATATGTTCTTAATCAATTTTGGCTTTTCCGTTTCAAATGCTGGTATTAAAAATGGTTGTGGTCTTAATCCGTTTTTTAATATTTTAAGAGCCATATAAAATGCGTGTTGTCTTGCACCTTTACCAGATTGAATATACCCTTTTGCTAAACCCCATTTCATTAAAGCCTCAACCATATCTTCAAACTTGCCACCTTTTCTACCTTTGAAAGAACCAGCTAACTCCTCAAATCCTGCTGGAATACTTACTTTACCACCTGTACCGAACTCAATATAAGGTGCATAAGATGCCTTTGCACCAACAGTAAAAACAATACCTTTTTCGACCTTTTGCTCTTTTAAGTAAATACTATTTCTTAATTGACCAAAATTTACAGGTGCTAATTTCTTTGCTCCACTTTGAATATTTAAAGCAGATGCGCTTATTTCATCCTTAACCCCTTGTTGAACCTTAGCATCTAATGTTTCAAGTTTCTTAAGAACATCCGACAAATTACCTATGTCAAAAGTAAACCCAGCCATTACTTGTAAATTATTAACTCCAAGAACCTATTTTGGTTCTCTACGTTTTTAATAGAATGTATCGTATATCTATCCCCTTCTATCTCTACCTCATACGAATCGTTGATAGTAACCCCATAACGAATATAAAGCCTATTCCTTTGGTCAAACTGCAATTCTGACTCGCCTACCTCACGAACTTGATTATCTGGTCTTAAATCGCCCCATACTGTTGTTTGTAGGGCAAAGGTCGTAGTGTACCCACCTTGACCATCACTTACCCTTGTGGATGCCCAAATACCGACTTGTCTTGTCATAGTATTTGCGTCAACGTAGTTTGCTTTTGCTTTACCTAATTTCATATTATAATATTGGGCTTATTCTTGTCCATCTTTGACACGCCTTCCAAGATTTCTCACAAATACCTGAATCGCCATCTAAACCTCTATTCTCGTAGTCATAGCTGATTTGGTCTAATATC